TTGAACAAATAGGTAGAGTGATATTAACGCGAGATGTTAACTTAATGTCAACATCGGAAATGAAGCGAGACATATTGGTGTTTGCAAGAAGAAACCCTTCTGCATTTTTATCAGCTATAAGCAATCCATTAGTTAAGTTGATGTCAACCGTTCAAAAGTTTTTTGATGATAAAGTATTGGCTTTTAGAAATAAAGGTAAAGAAGTTTATTTTAACTTAGATGGTAATAAAAAACGTATGGCAGTTATACCTTATGGTGTAGACCCAATTGAATACATCGCGGAATGGTTTCAAACTGACGATGGTGTAGAAGTTTTAAAGTTTTTGGAAAAAGCAAAATAATTTTTTAATTTCGCAATAAGAATTATCATATATATAAGTTTTTGGTTAAAGAAGAAGAGCGATTAAACTCGCTCTTTTTTTTTTAATTATCTTTGTAAAAAGAAATTTTACAGATGATAAACTCCGTTAGAAATACAGTATTGTCTATACTGAATAAGAATAACTACGGTTACATATCTCCTGCAGACTTTAATTTGTTCGCTAAACAAGCACAGTTGGATATTTTTGAAGATTATTTTTATCAATATAATTATCAACTTAACAAAGAAAATGTAAGACAATCAGGAACTGAGTATGCCGATATTAGTAAAGGGTATGAAGAAGTAATAAATATTTTTTCTGAAACTAAATTTTTAGTTCATCAGTTTAATAATAAATTTTTTACTCCAAGTCCTACTACTACTAATGATAATTATTATCTGTTGAATAAAGTTTTAGCTTATACAAGATTATTAGCTTCAGGACAAAACACACTCGTTCAAGCTAATGATTTGGTAGATGCAGGTGCAACCTTTGTTGCAGATGGAGTTCAGGTAGGCGATATAGTAGCTAATACCACCACAAATCAAACTGCGTTTGTTGGTGGGGTTTCAGCTAATGAAATAACTTTAATAGATGCTGCAGGAAACGCAGCAGATATATTTCCTGCTCTGTTTCAAAATTATGCTATATATGATGAAAGTATAGTTAATGAAGCAGAAAAAGTAACACAAAGTAAAATAACGATGCTAAACAACTCAATGTTAACTGCACCTTCAACTTTGTTTCCGGCTTATATTCAGCAAGAACCACTTTTAACTTTGTTTCCTGCAAGTATAAATACAATGGGTGCGGTACAGTGTCAATACATTAGATACCCTAATGACCCAAAATGGACATATGTAAATTTAGTTGGAGGAGAGCCATCATTTGACCAATCCCAACCTGACTTTCAAGATTTTGAGTTATCCATTTCTGATGAGCCAACTTTGGTTGTAAAGATTTTACAATATGCAGGTATGTCAATCAGAGAAGTTGCAGCAGTTCAATTTGGACAAGCATTAGAAAAAGGAGAAGAAGAACAAGAAAAATAAAAGATTATGGCTTATATATCTCAATATCAATATTATGAAAACAATGGTAACCAACCTGAAAATGCTAATTGGGGTTCTTATCAATATGTTTCTTTATATGATATAGTCAATAATTTCATGTTAATGTACTATGGGAATCATAGTTTAATAAATAATGAACCACGATATAAAATTTTATTTCATGCAAAAAGAGCAATACAAGAACTTAACTATGATGCATTTAAAGAAATAAAAATATTAGAACTTCAGGTGTGTAACACTTTAAGATATGTATTGCCTTCCGATTATGTTAATTGGGTTCGTATATCAGAATTTAAAAATGGTCTACTTTATCCTTTAACCGAAAACATACAAACAAATTGGAGTAGCGCATATTTACAAGATAATAATTGCAATATACTTTTTGACCAAGACGGTAATGCATTAAGTCCACAAAACTCTGATTTAGATTTAGCAAGAATAAAGGGTGGTAAAAAAAGTATTTACTTAAATAAAGATTCTATCTTTTTTGGTTTTGACGGATACTGTTGTGATGGATATTGGTATTTTGATTATCAAATAGGTTCAAGATTTGGTTTAAATACAGAAACCGCAAACGCAAACCCTACGTTTAGTATCAATAAAAAAGGTGGAGTTATCAACTTTAGTTCCGGCATGGTTGATAAATTAGTTGTGTTGGAATATGTATCAGACGGTATGGAAGGTGGAAACGATACCGAAATAACAGTAAACAAGTTGTTTGAGGAATACATTTATGCATTTATTGAGTTTTCAATAATAAATTCTAAGCTTGGAGTACAAGAATATATTGTAAATAGAGCAAGAAAAAGAAAAAGTGCTTTATTAAGGAATGCTAAAATTAGAATTAGTAATATTCATCCCGGAAGATTATTGATGAACTTAAGAGGTATGGATAAATGGATAAAATAGTATGGCAAACTTTCAAAGAAATTTTATATTAGGTAGGATGAATAAGGGTCTTGATGAAAGACTCGTTCCTAATGGTGAGTATGTTGATGCTTTAAATGTTAGATTAGGTTCTACAGAAAACACTGAAATAGGTTCAGTGGAAAATGCAAAGGGTAATGTTAGAGTAACTCAACTTTCTGTACCGGCTACTCCTTCTCCTATAAACTTATCTGATGACGCAAGATGTATAGGTGCTTATGAAGATGGCGCAAATGAAACTTTATATTGGTTTGTGCATGACCCCAACTTTCCTGCAAGTCCTTCCGGTAAATGTGATTTAATTGTTTCATATGATGTAATAAATTTCAACTTAACTTATCACGTAATTAGCACACAAACAACAAGTGGTGTTGGTACAACTTTAAATTTTAATCCAACATATTTAATTACAGGAGTTAATCTTGTGGATAATTTATTATTCTTTACTGATGATTTTAATCCACCTCGATTTATAAACGTTTTAAGAAACTATGCCAATCCTGACGCTGCATTTAATGATGGAATAACTGCAGAAGAATTATTAGTAATTAAAAAACCACCTTCTAATTCACCTGATGTAGATGCCGCTATTGCTGCAACATCTGCTAATTATATGGAAGATAAGTTTATTTCATTTGCTTATAGATGGAGATACAAGGATAATGAGTATTCAGCAACATCACAATTTTCAGAACCTAACTTTTTACCTGATGGTTTTAATTATGATTTCTCTACAGGATTAAATTCAGGTATGTTAAATCAATCAAACCTTGCTATTATTGAATACAACTCCGGTGGTCCTTTAGTTATAGGTATAGATTTGCTTTGGAAAGAAATGGAAAGCAATACAATTTATGTATTAGAAAAATTAGATAAAGCAGATTTAGGATTAGTCGATAATGTAAATTACACCTTTTCTTTTGATTCAAGAAAAATATTTACATTGCTTCCCGAATCAGAAATTCTTAGATTATTCGATAATGTACCAAGACTTGCAAAGGCACAATCTTTATTAGGTAACAGATTAATTTATGGTAACTATTTAGAACAATATGACTTAGTAGATTTAAATGGTTTTCCTTTAAAACTTGAATATGTAGTAACATTAGAATCTGAAGAAATAGGATTAGCTAATTTAGAAACTGAAACAGACACAGGAGCGTATAGCATTGATGGAGGAGTTTCAATACCAAACAGTATAATAAGAATTTTAGATTTAGACTCCCAAAATCTTGTAGCAGGAGGTCTATTAGAGTTTCAAATAACTGTTGAACATGATAGTTTTAGTGGTCCTAATCCTCCACCAAATGCAACTTCTCAACCCACAAGTTTACAGTTTTCTTATTTACTGCCACAAGATTTTAACTCAGCTTTTGATTTAGCAATTAGCACGGACTTTGTGGAGAAAATAGGAACAAGTTTACCGGGCGGTAATATTCAAACAGTAGCTTTATGTCAAGATGGAACTACATTTACAGACATATTTAATTGTTTTCCAACTCAAACACTCGACACATTAGAAAAATATGAAAGTGGTATTTCTGCACCAAATCAAGCCATATCTATCATAGCATCACAAGGTTCTCCTGACATAGCTTTTCAATTACTCGCAATGCGTTATGTTGATGACCCAACAGGAGTTGCTATCACTGAAGAAGCTTATGAATATTATAAAATTACTCTTACTGAAGCTACCTACACAGAAGTAGGTATCCCTAAAAGTTTAAAAAGTGACAGGAGTTATGAAATTGGTATTATATATATGGATGAATTTAATAGAGCAAGTACTGCTCAAGTTTCGCCAAATAATGCTATAACTATACCATGTGAAAATTCAGATTTATTTAACAAAGCTATAGTTACAATACCTACCAATCAAATCGCGCCTGAGTGGGCAACAAGATATAAGTTTTGTATAAAAGCTGATAAAGATGAGTACTTCAATGTGTTTTCTCAATTTTACTTTAGAGACCCTGTAGGCGGTGCAGATTATTTTTTACTTGAAGGTCAGAATGCAGCAAAAGTAGAAGTTGGAGATATTTTAAAAGTAAAAGTAGATAGTAACGGACCGGTTCTTCGATGTGTTACTGCAACTGTGTTAGATAAGTCTGCAGAGCAACGTGATTTTTTAGGTGATGAGAATGTACCTATTACAGATAGCGGAGAAGAACTTTTAATACCACAAGGAGTATATGCTAAAATTAGAGCAAATAATTTCTCTACTCAAGTAGGTGATTTACCTCAAGTAAACTATGGTACTTTGAAAGCAACGGATACAGGTGGTAATTGTAGTTTGATAGCATATGATATTACTACCGAAGACACGAGTAATCCCGGACAAAGAATACCTTATACTATACCTGCAGGAAGTAGAATTAGAATTAGAATTAAAAACATTAGAAGGGGTAAAAGTTGTACTTTTTCAGGAGTCGAAAGAAGAGTTTACGAATTAGACCAAACATTTACTTCACCTGAAGACTATTCAAGTTTTATTTCTTGGTTTAACGGAAATAATATAGCTAATAGTTTTGCTTCCCCACCGGCTATTGCTCAAGCAGATTGTGGCGCAACTCCACCTGAACTTACTTATAATAACACTATTTTATTAGCTTCTACCACAGGTAATACTTTTCCTCAACAAAATGATTTTCCATGTACTTTAGATTTGTCATGGCAGTTTTTTGAAGATGATACTGTAGCCGGTGGGTATCAATACGCCTGTTTGGTTGGCTTACAAGGATACAATGGAAAAAAGAAAGAAGCTAAGTTGGAATTAGAAATAGAAGTGTTAAGAGGTGGACAAAATTTGATTGTATTTGAAACTGAATCTCAACCTGCTCTTCCTGATGTATGGTTAGAAAGTCCTGTTTCATATCCAATAGATACTGCCACAGGTTATCATTTTGGAAATAGACAAAACCAATCTGCAACTTTACCTGCGATAATTGAAACTGCATTTTTTAATTGTTACAGTTTTGGTAACGGTGTAGAAAGTTTTCAGGTTAGAGATGCTATAGAAGGTAAAAGATTAACGTTAGGAAATAGAGCCTTTATTACAAATAATCAAGAGTATAAAGAAATTAGAAGATTTGCAGATTTAACTTATAGCGGTGTATTTAACGATGAGTCAAACGTAAACAAAACTAATGAGTTTAATTTAGGTTTATCTAATTTTAAACCGTTAGAAGAAGTGTATGGACCTATTTATATTCTTGATGGTAGAGAAACTGACCTTTTGACTCTGCAAGAAGATAAAATATCTTACGTTTTAGTGGGTAAAAATTTACTTAGTGACTCTACAGGTGGTGGCGCAATAACTTCAGTTCCTGAAGTTTTAGGCACACAAATCGCAAGAGTAGAAGAATTTGGTATAAGCGCAAACCCCGAAAGTTATACAAAATGGGGATATAATAAGTTTTTTACTGATGCAAAACGTGGAGCAGTATTACAATTAAAAGGTACTTCAAGACAAAACGAATCATTAACTGTAATCTCAGAAACCGGTATGCGTTCTTGGTTTAGAGATTTATTTATTAATAATTTTAATACACAGAAGCTTGGTGGTTATGACCCGTACATGAACGAGTTTGTACTTAGTTCAAACACTATTGCATTACCGTTGAAAAAAGTTTGTATACCATGTGGTATTACTCGAACCTTTACAGTAAAAGATGGTGAAACATATAGTTTTTGTGTTGATGTAGGTCAAACAGTAGGAGATGTAAATATACCTTACAAGATTGTAAGTGCTACTTCTGATGTAACTATAAGTGCAACTTATAATTCTGTTACAGTAAGTGATATTGCAGTGTCAGGAGCCACAGGAACTATTGTAGTTAATAAACAAGTCGTAGTAGAAACTCAGGTAGATATAGAAGTATCGGCAGCATCAGGCGATGCCGATGTAGAAATTACAGTAAATTGTCCTGATGCTCAAGAAATATCTGTTTTTCAAATTTGTTTGACAAGCAGTTCTATTAGTGGTCAATTTACAAGAAACGGTTATAGATGGGATGATGGACAATTTTCTTCACCTTTACATGAAGAGCAAGTACAATTTGCTTCAGGAACAACTAACCCTATAGTTTCTCAATATTTTGAAATTACCGGTCCACAAGGTAGCACGTATATACCGACAAATGGCAGTACAATAAGAATTCAACAAAGAAGTTTGCCGCCAACAGATGATTTTCTTTTATCAGGTGGAGGAAATGCATTTAAATTTTTACGTAGTAATACTTTATATTTAAACAACCTTACAGATATTAATACACTTCTTGGCTTGGCTAATCCTGTAACGCCTGTATTCTTTCAAAACTTTGTAACCTTTGGTGAAACAACGATGCCAAATACTTCAGAGCAATACGTTTATCTAATATATGATTATAGAGAAGCAAGTGAAGTAGAATTATGTTATGAGCCTTTGAGCGGTGACGATACAGAAGACCAATTCTTAGCTTGTTGTGGTTGTAATCCAAGTGTTTCAAATTTAAGAGTTAGAAGATGTCAATTAGATAATACAGGAGCAACTCAAGAATATGTAATTGCTCAACCTTTACCAACAGTCTTAAATGTAAATGATTTTATTTTACTTGATAATGCAGACGGTTGTATATACAGGGTTGTGGAAACTACAAGTGACCCTGTAACCGGTGGTATTGATTATGATATTGGAGTACCTATAAATGATTGTACTGATGATGCATGTAATACATATAGTATTACAAACAATGGAGCAACTACACAATCTTATAACTATCTACCTTGTGATGCAACAGATGAGTCAGTTATAGAAACATTAGATGCAGGAGATACTGTAACGCTATGTCTTCTTGAATTATCAGTTCCTGCA